CGACATTATCAAATTGCGGGAAACCCCTAAAGCTTAAAATACCAAGTTAATTTTGAAAAAAATTAATGGCCAAGAATAGAACTTGGGTAGTGGCGTCAGTCACAAGGATTAAAAATCTTTCGGTAATAACTTTTAAGATGAAATTTAAACATAGTTTAGATTGAAATGGGCAATCTGCAGCCAAAGCCTAAGTTATCAATAATATGGCCTCAGTTCAACGACTAAATGGTAATGGGTGAATTCATATGAATTTGCTTAAGATATAGTCTAGTCCCCAGGTAGCGTAAGCTCCTGATAAATATACCGAAAGGTAGGGTGTAAACGTTTTTAAAGTTGTATATCGTAGACATACAAACTTTGCTATTGAATCAATCGAACAAACATTTAATGGAACTGTTGGATTTGGTAGAAAAGTTTCATGTACTGTTTCAAGAAATGGTGATCTTATTCACAAGGTCTACTTGCAAGCTACAGTTGGTGCATTAGATGGTGATACACATTGGCACCCATATCTTGGACACAATTTGATTGAAGAAGTTTCAATTGAAATTGGTGGTCAAACAATCGATAAGCATTATGGTGCTTGGTTAAATATCTGGAATGATCTTACTCAAACATCTGAAAAGGAAGATGGTTACAAAAAGATGGTTGGTAACACTACTAATATGACAACTGATGGTAGCACTTCAGAATATACTATGTATGTGCCATTGCAATTCTGGTTCTGTAGAAATCCAGGTCTTGCTTTGCCATTGATTGCATTGCAATATCACGAAGTTAAATTCAACATTACTTTTGCAGCATTCGATAAGAATTTGTATACAAGTGCTGATGCTGGTACTGCAACTGCTCCAGCTCTTGAAGCTAGTTTGTATGTTGATTATATCTATCTTGATACTGACGAACGTCGTCAATTTGCTCAAGTTCAACACGAATACCTCATTGAGCAATTGCAATTCACTGGTGCTGAAACTGTATCTGGTGGTGCTTACAAGAGTAAGCTTGCTTTGAACCATCCTTGTAAGGAACTTATCTGGGTTGTTCAAGATTCTGGAGCTACTGCTGCCCCAACTGCATACAAGGATGTTAGTACTGCTAAATTGCAACTTAACGGACAAGATCGTTTCTCTGAAAGAGCTGGAGCATACTTCAACTTGGTTCAACCATATCAACACCATACTTCTATTCCTTCTGATGGTGTTTATGTATACTCGTTTGCTCTTAACCCAGAACAACATCAACCATCTGGAACTGTTAACATGTCTAGAATTGACAATGCCACTCTTCAACTTACCGTTCAAGCTGGTGGTGGTAGTTTGAAAGTCTTTGCTGTTAACTACAACGTTCTCAGAATTATGGCTGGCATTAAAGAATGTATTTTTTACATTAACCTGTGCCAAACAGTCAGCTGCATAATAAGTTTTGCTATTACTTATTATGAAAAACAGTGTAAATTAGCAAGGGATCAATTTGCAATGATTTCCATATAACTGGCTAGTGAAAAAAGGTCAAACTTTTTTTGCAACAACTTCAAATTGACGGGGACCTCCTTAGAGCCTAAACTACCACTTTTATTTGGAAACATTTAAAAGGAACACGGTTAATAGCCGTACGCGACTTACGTCGCCATTGCACAACTCGTAAGAGTTGGGCTTTGCCCAATGGTAATAAAGTTTAGGATTGGAAAATCCGCAGCCAAGCACCTAAAGTCGCTATGATAAGACTATGGTGAAGGTTCAGAGACTAAATGTAGTTGGGATTGAGATACCTAATCAGTATCAATGATATCTTAAGATATAGTCCGGCCTTTAGTGAAAGCTAAAGGGTAAGCTAAATCCGGGGTGGATTAGCATATTCAAATTAATGGCTGGTATACTTTTGCCAGTCCTCCTAATAAAAATTGAAAATAATATCTATTTTAATAATTTTAAGATTATTAATATGGAAAATGAAGTTAAACAAAAATGCACAAATTGTAAATGTTACAGAATATCATCAGAATTTATTGGGAAATCTGGTGGTATTGTTAAAAGATGTTTAAAGTGTCGTGAAAAGGATGCTAAACAAAAAAAAAGACCTGATGTAATCGAAAAAAGAAATAAAAGACAAAATGAAAAAAAATATTATATAAAACATCGTGAAAAGAAAAGAGCAGAAAATGAAGATGAATATTTGAAACACAATTCTGAAAATATGAGAAGGTGGTGTGAAAATAATAAACAGCATTTGAAAGAATAGAGAACGCAAAATTTAGTGTAAAGATTCGTAGGTATAAAACAGCAAACTCAAAAGAAAGGTATTCTATGGAATGAAGATTTAACTGATGAAATGTGTTATAAAATGATGACATCAAATTGTTTTTATTGTGATTATATTTCAGATAAAACACTAAATGGGATAGATAGAATGGATAGTGTGGGAAGTTATGAAAAAAAGAATGTAGTTAGTTGTTGTAAAAATTGTAATTTTATTAAAGGAAGTTTAGATCCAGAAACATTTATAAAAAGATGTCAACATATTTCAAAACATTTTGGTGGAAACGGAAGTTTAGATAAAGAAGTATGGAGTGATTCAAAATCAGTACCTTATAAAGAATATTTAAGAAGAGCTATGAAAAAGGATTTTGACTTTGCTTTAACAAAAGATCAATTTATAAAATTTCTAAATGATAAATGTTATTATTGCGATAAAGAAAATTCTGAAACTCATAAAAATGGTATTGATAGAAAAAATAATGAAATTGGTTATATTATAGAAAATTGTGTAACGTGTTGTGGACAATGTAATTATATGAAAGGAAGTTTAACAGAAGATGAATTTATTAACACTTGTAAAAGAGTATCAGAATACAATCTTAAAAATAATGTTCAAATTCCTAAAATTGATAAATGTAAAGACATAATTACAAAAAGAGAAAAGCACGAAATTCAAAAAGAGAAAATTGTTATTACAAAACAACAGTCAAATAAAGAAAAAGAAATTAAAGAACCAATTGAAGAATATATTCCAAAACAAAGAGTTTATACAAAAGGTTCAAATTTACCAGAATATTGTAAAATTAAAGCAGAAGATATCCCTAAATATTGTTATTATATAAAAGCAACCATTTTAAAAGGTGATGCATTTTGTTGTACCAAATTACATCCAAAACAAAAAGAATCAGGAAAAGATTGGACAACTACAAAATCTAAAAAATTATCAATTGAAGAAAAATATAAACAATTATTGGAATATATAAACTGTCATTTTTAATTAAAATTATCCAAGATAAAAATACAAAATTATTAAAAGGTTCAATTTATTCAAAATCACAAACTATACTATTTTCTAATGATCTACAACTCGTACCTGGTGAACAATTTCGATATATCCAATTGTTATTTGTACAAGTAATAAAACCATTCCCATCACATTTCATTTCACCTGTAGTACAACTACATTTTTCATTTACTTTATCTTGACTTTTTTCGTTTACTTTATCTTGGTTTTGATCTTTACTGATAAAACGACGATTTTCACTAATGTTATGTATATGTTTATCAGAATTATGTTTGTCATAATTGACATTAATATTCTTTCTGGAATAAAATAGATCTCTTCCATCAAGTGAACTAGGTGCACCCACTTCCCATTCTGGAACTGTAGGATATCCTGGTAAATTTACAATTAATAATTCTTTACCTGGAATATTGGTCATCTTACCGTTTGTCTTTACATTTACATCAGCGCATTCCATATAATATTCTCTATTACCTATTCTATTAATCCAAGTCCAAAACACAGTTATATTATCGCCTCTTGCGTATGTAGGTATTTCGTAAGAATAAGACATTGTATTCAACAAACACTCGTTTAAAACTGTTTTTAAAACAACAAAATTATTATCATCATATGATATTCCAAACTGACAATGACCACCACCGTGTGTAGCTGTACCTTCTAGTGTTATTGTAATTTCATTCTTTTCAAATGTCGCCACAACAGGTCCTTTTGGAAATCCTTTACAAGGAAAACTAAAAAAATCCGGTGATACATTCAAAGGTGAACGTAAATTATAATTAACTAAACCTATATTAGCATAATATTCACTTAACTGATTTCTTCTTGATGGAGGATACGTCATAGAAATATGTCCATAACATATCGATAATAATAATAATAACATTAATAACATTATCATTTAAATACCTTATTCTTTAAATACCTTTATATACCTTTACATACCTTTACATACATAATATAAAAGGATCATCGGTTAAAATACATTTTTCATTATCTACGTAACCAACTCTTTCAAGACTATCAATGTCATACACGAATGATGAATCTGTATAATAAATTGTTCCATCGATTAATTGTTTTTTCATATTTTTTATATTTATATTATCTGCATTTTTAACAGATTCTTCTATTAAGAATAAATTGTCATTTTGTAATGTAAAATTATCGTTGGTTTTTTGACGAAATTCTAAATATTTATGTGTTTTACAATAATCAGATTTGTTTTGGGCACGTTTACAACATTTATTTCCATTTTGTGAAATACCTATACACATTTTGATTTCATCAGAGTTTCCAAATATATTTAAAAATTTATGTAAAAGTATTTCTTTTGAAACATTTTGATTTGTATCTTTGTAAAAAATATCATACTCAAAAAAGATATCATCTATAATTGTTGAAATATCTTTAACATAAGCTCTCTCAACACTCGAATTCATATTGCTAATTCTTTTACATAAACGTTGCAACTCCATCTTTTGCACTTTTCTTTTTAATTTTTGCAAAAATATTTTGATTTTTTATAGAAAATATATTGTCATCCTTACTTTGGTCACCCTTATCAACTTTAAAATTACCTGATAATAAAGAAATCATTCCTTTTGCCAACAAATCTTGATCTGTATTTTTTACGTTACTTACGTTACTTACGTTACTTACGTTACTTACGTTACTTACGTTACTTACGTTACTTACGTTACTTACGTTACTTGTATTTTCTAATGTATTTTGTCGTTTAATATGATATCCATAACAAGTTTGTCGTTTGTCAAATTGCGTTATTAAAATAATAACTTGATCTGAATTGTTTGAAAGACATACATTGAAACAATTTCTCCTTTTCGAATATGATATTTCCATTTCGTCACAATCTAACGAATCTGATGTTTTATCAGAATGTAGTAGATTATCAGATTCCATTTTTACATAACGGATTTGCTTAAAATCCTTGTTAAAATGTAATGTTAATATACTATCACGTATAGTATACGATTCAACTTTCATTATATATTCAGCTTTCATTATATAATCAATTTTCATTATATAATTAATAATGTTATGTTTAAATTAACATAAAACGTTTATGTATTTTATTTACTTCTAAAATAATCGTTTCTTTTGTCAACACAAGATGCAAGATCATTGGAGAGTCCTAATTCTTCTTGTAATTTAATTAAAGCCCTTATTTCTTTAGGAAGACAGCTTCTTGTATATCCAAAGCCATCCATTCCTGGAACTACTGTACCGTAATCACCAATTCTTTTATCCAGTTTAAATAAACTTTTTAAATTTTGATAATCAACACCAATTGTATTACAAAGTTCATATATTTCATTAAAAAATGTAATTTTTGTAGCAAAAAAGGTATTTAAAGTATATTTAAATAATTCACATTCTTCAAATGTTTTAAAATAAAATTCGAAAGGTGATTCTAGATTTTTATCATTTGTTGTATATTTGTGTTTATAAAGATAATTAGTAAAGAGATCTTTTAAATCATTTATTAAATTCTTTTGATTTTCGTCAATGCCAAACAATACAAATTTTGCAGAATAAATATCTTCTTTATAAGAAACTTCTCTTAAAAATTCTGGACAAAATACTATGTCTAATTTTTCATTATTGTATTTATTATAAAGATTCCTAGTAGTACCAGGTTTAATAGTTGATTTTATAATAACAATTGATCTTTTTTTAACAACCAATGATAATTGTTTAATAACATTTTCAACAATAGATATATCACACTTTCCTTCTGAATCACTTGGTGTAGGAACGCAAATAAAATAGAAATTAATATCAGATTTAGTTTCACTAAAACAAACCAATTCTTGTATATTATTAAAATAATTGAAATTTCCAGTTTTTAATTGAGTATCACATACATTAAATTCTACATTGTTTTTTTCACAGAGGAATCCGCACGCAGAACCTACAAAACCCATTCCGATTATATTAATTGAAAGTTTTTGTTGATTCATTTTTATTATTTTGAAATAAATAAAAATTCATTTTTTAACTAATCATAAATGTTACCAATTCTAATTATAGTTTCATTATTTTTTATAGCATTAATTAACTGGTAACCCCAATCTTCAAGATCATTTAATACTATTTCTTGACATATTCTTATCATTCTATATCCGTTATCATTTGCTAATTTATTTTTAAGAGAATCATTTATTTGATTTTCTTCAGGAGTTTGCCAGTTACTAATTTGCTTAAAATGCTGTGGTCCATCTAATTCAATTATTAATTTAAAATTTTCTAAAACAAAATCGTATCTTTTTTTTCGGCTCCAATCAAATGTAACTTGTTTTTGAACATTCAAATATTTTTCTTTTAACCATTCGAATAATTTTAATTCAGTTTTAAAAGCACAATAAGAACACCATCTTCCATTTGAAACATGATTTAAACTACTTTCAAATTCATTTTTACATCTATCACAATTAAACCAAAATTTTTTATTTGTTGATCTAAATACTTCTTTAGGTTGTAATTCATTTTTTGTTGACCAAAATTTACTTTTATGATGTGAAGCAAATGATTTATTAAAACATTCCGTACAATAATCATTTCCACATAATTTTTGATTCGCGCAAAATATACACCATACACCTTTATAAATACTATCAATATTACATTGAAATTCATGTTTACAGATAGTACAATCAAATATATATTTTTTATTAGATTGTTTAAATACTTCTTTAGGTTGTAATTCATTTTTATTACTCCAAAATTTACTTTTTATATGAGAAGCAAAAGATTTTTCATAACATTCATTACATTCTTCTTTTTCACATAATTTTTGATTTACACAATAACTACACCAAGTATTTTTTAATGAAATATTTTCTAATTTTATTTCGAATTCGTGTACACATATATTACAATTAAATACAAAAGATTTATGACTATTTTTAAAAACTTGTCTTGGAATCAACTCGTTTTTCCTACTCCAAAATTTACTTTTAGGATGCGAAGCAAATGATTTATTAAAACATTCTTTACAATTTTCATTATTGCATAATTTTTTAGGTGGATTTGAACAATAACCACACCATCTATTACAAGAAATTTTATTTAAAGATGTTACAAATTCATGTCCGCATTCGCAATCGAAAATATATTTATTAGAAGACGATTTATAAACGTCTTTTGGTAATTTTTTATTCTTTTTACTCCAAAATTTACTTTTAGGATGCGAAGCAAATGATTTATCGTAACATAATTATATTATAAATTTTATTTTTAAATTCGTACTTTAATTTTAAGAGACACTTGATATTTATTAAGGTATACTTAATATTTTTCCAATGTTTTTATCAACATAGTTATTTCCATACCATAAAAAGTATGCTTGTGAATTCTTATCAACTGGTTCTTGTATATGTGAAAATACGTGTTTGAATTCAATTTCTACGTTTTTTCCTGATTCTCGTATTGTTTTTTTATAATCTAGAATTGTTTTAATAATATCTTGGTTTTTTACGCGTTCTCCTTTTGAATTTTTCCAATCGTTTTTAATCCAATTAGATGACCATTTCGTAATACAATTAATAGAATACATACTATCAGTACATATAACAACGTTTTTGTTTTCAAACACATCAATGTTTTCATATATAGTTTTATACACATATTTTATGGCAGATAATTCAGCTTTGTTATTTGATGGTTCCTTTACTATCATTCTTGTAGTATTAAATTTATACATAATAGATTCTGTTTCTTCAGTAAATAGAACAGAATATGCAGCTTTACATTCTGGTTTGCCATTACGAGAGCTACCTCCATCTGTAAAAATATAAAGTTTATCTGTATTTTTATCTGTATTTTTAGATTTATATAACTGTTCTAAATCATTATATAAATTCGATATTGTTTTTGATGATAATTGTGGTAAAATATCAATTAATGTTTTTGAATTAAGTTTGTTTTTGTATAAAAAAATTTCAAAGTCTTTTTTAGTAGTCATAGTCGTATTATAATTAAATATATAATTATTTCAGTTATTTATCTAGCAGGAGTTTTAGGAGAATTAAATATGTAATATAAAAACCCTTGATCTATAGATGTCTCTCCACATAATTTATTATCTGTTTTTTTATCTCC